ACAGTTTTCTAACGGAGCACGGCTCATGACAGTGAAAGCAAAGCGTTTCCGCATCGGGGTGGAAGGTGCCACCACCGACGGACGCGAAATCCAGCGCGAATGGCTGGAACAGATGGCGGCGAGTTATAACCCGACGGTCTACACCGCGCTGATTAACCTTGAGCACATCAAGTCCTACTCCCCGGACAGCGCCTTTAACCGCTACGGCCAGGTGACGGCGCTGGTTGCCGAAGAGATCAAGGACGGTCCACTGGCCGGAAAAATGGCGCTGTACGCCGACGTGGAGCCGACCGCCTCCCTGGTGGAGCTGGTCAAAAAAGGCCAGAAGCTGTTCACCTCCATGGAGGTCAGCCCGAAATTTGCCGACACCGGCAAAGCCTATCTTGTCGGACTTGCCGCAACCGACGATCCGGCGAGTCTCGGCACCGAAATGCTGGCGTTCAGCGCCAGTGCTGCCCACAACCCGCTGGCGAACCGCAAGCAGAAACCGGACAACCTGTTTTCTGCCGCCGAAGAAACCCTTATCGAGCTGGAAGAAATCCAGGACGACAAACCCTCCCTGTTTGCCCGCGTCACCGCGCTGTTCACCAAAAAAGAGCAGACCGACGATGCGCGTTTCTCTGACGTGCATCAGGCCGTGGAGCTGGTTGCTACCGAGCAGCAGAACCTGAGCGAACGCACCGCCAAATCCCTGACCGAAAACGGTGAACGCCTGTCCGCGCTGGAGACTTCCCTGCAGGCGCAGCAGGCCGCCTTTGCCGAACTGGAGCAGAAGCTGAACCGCGAAGACAGCCGCAGGGACTACCGCCAGCGCGCGCCGGGCGGCGATGCCCCGGCAGGCACCGTGACCAATTGCTGAGGAGCAAAAACACCAATGAAACAGAAAACCCGCTTTGCCTTTAACGCCTACCTGCAGCAGCTGGCACGCCTGAACGGTGTGGCCGTGACCGAGCTTGCCAGCAAGTTCACCGTCGAGCCGTCGGTATCTCAGACGCTGGAAGATGAAATTCAGCAGTCCGCCGCGTTTCTGACGCTGATCAATGTGATGGGCGTGGCCGAACAGTCCGGCCAGCTGCTGGGGCTGGGCGTCGGCAGCACCATTGCAGGCACCACCGACACCACCACCAAAGAGCGCGAACCGACCGATCCGACGCTGATGGCGGACGTGGAATACAAGTGCGAGCAGACCAACTTCGACACCGTGCTGACCTACGCGAAGCTGGACCTGTGGGCCAAGTTCCAGGACTTCCAGGTGCGTATCCGCAACGCTATCGTCAAACGCCAGGCGCTGGACCGCATCATGATCGGTTTCAACGGCGTGAAGCGTGCCAAAACCTCTAACCGTGGCGAGAACGTGCTGCTGCAGGACGTGAACAAGGGCTGGCTGCAGAAAATCCGTGAAGACGCGCCGGACAACGTGCTGGGCACCAAAACGGCTGACGATGGCACCGTGACCGTCGAACCGGTGAAAGTCGGGAAGGGCGGTCTGTACGCCAACCTGGACGCGCTGGTGATGGATGCGGTCAACGAGCTGATCGATCCGATTTTCCAGGACGACGACGAGCTGGTTGTGGTCTGTGGCCGTGAGCTGCTGTCCGACAAGTATTTCCCGCTGGTCAACAAAGAGCAGGAGAACAGCGAGAAAATCGCCGCCGATCTCATCATCAGCCAGAAACGCATGGGTGGCCTGCAGGCCGTGCGCGCGCCTTACTTCCCGGCGAATGCCGTGCTGATCACTCGCCTGGATAACCTGTCCATCTACTGGCAGGAAGAGACCCGCCGCCGCTCGGTTATCGACAACCCGAAACGTGACCGCATCGAAAACTTCGAATCCGTGAACGAGGCCTATGTGGTGGAAGACTACCGCTGCGCGGCTCTGGTGGAAAACATCGAAATCGGTGATTTCAGCGCGCCTTCCGCACCGGACGCCGGGGAGTAACGCATGAGCCTGAGTCCCGCACGGCAGCACCGCCTGCGCGTTCAGGCTGAACAGGCCGCCCGCGAGGGCGGCAGTGTTCGCCATGCCTCGGGTTATGACCTGATGCTGCTCCAGCTGGCCGAAGATCGCCGCCGTCTCAAGGGCATCCAGTCCACGGTGAAAAAGGCGGCGATCAAGGTGGAGCTGCTGCCGAAATATGCCGCCTGGGCGGACGGCGTGCTGGCCGCCGGAGGCGCGCAGCAGGATGACGTCCTGATGTACGTGATGCTGTGGCGTATCGATGCCGGGGATTATGCCGGTGCGCTGGAAATCGGGCGTCATGCCCTGCGCCATGGCTGGGTGATGCCACTTGGCAACCGCAACGTGCAGACCGTGCTGGCCGAAGAAATGGCCGACGCGGCACAAAGCGCAATGCTGGCGGCGGCTCCTTTCGATGCTGACCTGCTGCTGCAGGCGCTGGACCTGACCACCGGGCAGGATATGCCGGACCAGTCACGGGCGCGCCTGCACAAGGCCATCGGCGCGGTGCTAAGCGAGAACCATCCGGCATCGGCCCTGAATCACCTCACTCATGCGCTCCAGCTGGACTCCCGCTGCGGTGTGAAGAAAGACAAAGAGCGGCTGGAGCGCAGACTGCGCAACGACCGCTGACGGAACGTGCCCCGCGCACGGGCGGCACGGGATGGCGACTGGCTTTGCCTCATCAAAATCCCGTTCACCGCCCACTTATTCAGGAGAAGACCGCATGAAGTTTGTTGCGCCCGAACCGGCACCGGAACAGGCGGAGGTCATCAAAAACACGCCGTTCTGGCCGGACGTGGATCTGTCGGAGTTTCGCAGCGTGATGCGCACCGACGGCACGGTGACGCAGCCGCGCTTAAAGCAGGTACTGCTCACCGCTATTTCCGAAGTGAACGCCGAGCTGTTCGACTTCCGCAACCGCCAGCGAATGCTCGGATTTCAGGCACTGGCTGATGTACCGGCGGACGTGCTCGACGGCAAAAGTGAGCGCATCCAGCACTACCACAACGCTGTCTATTGCTGGGCGCGCGCCGTGCTCAATGAACGCTATCAGGACTACGACGCTACGGCGTCCGGGGTGAAACGCGGGGAAGAGCTGGCGGAGGCCAGCGGCGACCTGTGGCGCGATGCCCGCTGGGCGATCAGCCGGGTGCAGGATGCGCCGCACTGCACGGTGGAGCTTATCTGATGAAAGTGCGTGCGCACCAGTATGACACGGTGGACGCGCTGTGCTGGCGTCACTACGGGCGCACGCAGGGTGTCACGGAGCAGGTATTACGGGTCAATCCGGGGCTGGCCGAGCATGGCCCCTTTTTACCGCACGGGTTGCAGGTGGAACTGCCGGATCTCCCGGCATCGACCACCGCGCAGACCGTCCAGCTATGGGACTGAATCATGACGCTTGAGAGAGTCAGCGCCTTTATCACTTACTGCATCGCCGTGCTGCTGGCCTGGCTGGGCGACCTGTCGCTCAAGGATGCCTCCACGGTCGGCGGCGTGCTGATTGGTGTGCTGATGCTGGCGATCAACTGGTACTACAAACACCAGTCTTTCAAACTGCTGCGCGGCGGCAAAATCTCGCGGGGGGAGTATGAATCCTTCAATCGTTAAGCGCTGCCTGGTTGGGGCTGTGCTGGCTATCGCCGCCACGCTGCCCGGTTTTCAGTCGCTGCACACTTCCGTGGAGGGGCTGAAACTGATTGCCGATTACGAGGGCTGTCGCCTGCAGCCGTATCAGTGCAGCGCGGGCGTCTGGACCGACGGGATCGGCAACACGTCCGGCGTAATGCCCGGCAAAACCATCACCGAACGGCAGGCGGCGCAGGGACTGATTACTAACGTTCTGCAGGTGGAGCGGGCGCTGGAGAAGTGCGTGGTGCCATCCGTGCCGCAAAAGGTGTATGACGCGGTGGTGTCGTTTGCCTTTAACGTTGGCACCGGAAATGCCTGCAGCTCGACGCTGGTGAAACTGCTGAATCAAAAGCGCTGGACAGATGCCTGCCGCCAGCTGCCGCGCTGGGTATATGTCAAAGGCGTGTTTAATCAGGGGCTGGATAATCGCCGCGCGCGGGAAATGGCCTGGTGTCTGAAAGGGGCTGGAGCATGACGCGCACGCTGGCGGTGATGCTCGCGCTTGTACTGGCGGCGCTGGTCTGGCAGTCGTGGCGGCTCAACAACGCCCGGCACACCATCGAAACACAGAGCGAACAGCTGGCGACTAAAACGCAGGCACTGGCGAAGAAAAACAGCCAGCTGATCGGCCTGTCCATTCTGACCGAAACCAACAGCCGGGCGCAGATGCGGCTTTATGCGGCAGCAGAGCAAACCATCGCGCTGCTGCGCAACCGCCAGCACCGGATAGAGGAGTTAAAACGTGAGAACGAAGAATTGCGCCGCTGGGCTGACACTCTTTTGCCTGCTGATATTATCCGGCTGCGGGAACGTCCGGCCCTCGCCGGAGGTGCAGCTTACCGTGAATGGCTGTCCCAGAGTGACGCCGTGCAGCCTGAACCCGTCAGCGCCGCGCACTAACGGTGATCTGAACGCGATGATGGATGAAACCGAGGCCGCCTGGGCGGTCTGTGCTGACAAAGTGGACACGATAGTGGCGTGTCAGGAGCGAAACAGTGAACAAGCCGCAGTCCTTACGCAACGCCCTGAATAAGTCGGTGCCTTATGTCTGCGATAATCCGGACAAGCTGCATCTGTTTGTGGATAACGGTTCCCTGGTGGCAACCGGCGCGCTGTCCATGTCGTGGGAATACCGTTATACCCTGAACGTGGTGCTCGAGGATTTCAGCGGCGACCAGAATCTGCTTATGGCTCCGGTGCTGCTGTGGCTGAAAGCGAATCAGACGGATGCTATCAATAACCCAGACCTGCGTGAAAAGCTGTTCACCTTTGAGGTCGATATTCTGCGCAACGACGTGTGTGATATCAGCCTGAACCTGCAGCTGACGGAGCGCGTGCTGGTCAGCACTGACGGCGCTGTCTCAACGGTTGAGGCGGAGCCGGAACCCGACGAGCCAGAAGAAATGTGGACGGTGAAACGTGGATAATCTGCATAAGGTAGATGAGTGGCTGGCGGCACTGCTGGCGAATCTTGAGCCTGCTGCCCGTCAGCGCATGATGCGGGAGCTGGCGCAGGCACTGCGCCGGAATCAGCAAAACAATATTCGGCTACAGCGTAATCCTGACGGCAGCGGATACGAGCCGCGAAAAGTGACAGCCCGAACTAAAAAGGGGCGAATTAAGCGGCAGATGTTTGCGAAGCTGCGCACGACCAAATACCTGAAAACTGCAGCCAGCGCGGATTCAGCCAGCGTGCAGTTTACAGGGAAGGTGCAGCGGATGGCGCGGGTTCACCATTACGGTTTGCGTGATTATGTTTATCGCAACGGACCGAAGGTACGCTACCGAGAGCGGAAATTACTAGGAATAAATCATAATTCCACAGATGTGATACAAAGCATGTTATTAACTTGGGTGTCTAAAAAGTAAGCGCATTTCCTCTTGATGAATGATTGACAAGAGAAATTCGCTGGTAGATGATTTAATAGGCTTTTAATTGACTGAGTTAGTTATTGTGAAAGATCTTATCCTAGTGCTGCAAGTTGTACTAACATGGCCTACAGCTTTTATTTTTGCTTTATGCATATTATATCGCCCAATAACTCTTTTGCTAAAGAGAATAGTCGAAAGCAATACGGCGAAAGCAAAGCTAGGTTTCGTAGAACTCGAACTCGGTGAGTTGGCTAAAAGAGGAAAAAATGCTGTAGATACTTTTAATGAGTTATCAATCACAATGGCAAAAACCAGACAGTTAGAGTTGGAGATTACTAAAGAAAATTTTTCTCATTCTTTTTCCTCAAGTCAGCAAGTTAAATTGAATGGTTTAATGCTGGAGTTGGAAAGGAAAATAACTCACCTTGAAGGACAGATAGATGAAAGTTTATCTATTGAAAAATAAGATTGTTATATCTTTTTCACCTGTTATTTCTGTGGCGATAAAGGTCTACGTTCGAGATGGGCAGGTTTTGTCTGATATCTATCATGAGAGGAATGTTCAAAAAGGTGAGGTTGATTGTGGAATACCTCTTTTCAATAGCCATGTGATGGGTAATGATGCAGTGGAGCATCTACTTCATATGTTGACTGTCAATGAGAGTAATAATTTTGATAAAATCATACAGTATAATGATGCTCAAATCGAAATATATAATTCTATAAATGCAAGCAAATCTCTTAGTGAGCTTTTTTCAGATTGTGGTAATCTTGCGTGGGGGATTATTTTAAATAATTACTACGGATACAATTTCCATACCGTTGAATATTTGGCGAGGATGAAAAGAAGAGCCCTTTTTTCTGTCTTAGCTGAAACCCCGCCTAAAGAAAAAATAATAAACTTATTAAAAAAGACTTCAATGCTTCATGGGCGTAGATATGAGTTCATCTTGTTATCAAGATGCTTGAAAGATAATGACCTCATAGAGGCTTATAAGCACAAGCAATCAGTTACTTTGCAAGAGTTATATTTGGCATATTATTACCGTGCATTATCTGGAACGACTCTTTTGAGTAACATTTGTCGCGATAAAAAGGATTTTTTGAGAGAGTACCGAGTTGGGATGCTGTCACTTGTCAAATTGGTGAAAGATAGTATCCGTATCGGAGAAAATATTGGTATTAAAAAATCTTATGACATTGTTATGGGTTGTGATTGCCGCGAAGATGTTAAATCCTTACACGATAAATGGTCGCAAAGGTTAAGAGATACGACGAAATATTTAAGAGATGATGTCCATTTTGAAGAACCAAGTTTAATGGTTTCAGAGGGGATCGAATTCATCAACTCCATTAATAAACTTATCACAGAAGGTAAGGAAATGGAGCATTGTTTGGCATCATATAAGATAAAGGCACTGAATGGCGAAAGCTATGTCTATAAAGTTAGAACCCATTGGAACGAACGCGTGACAGTGGAGTTAGGACTTTCAAATGGTATTTATATACTTAAGCAAGCTAAAGGTTTCCGGAATGCAGAACCAAGTAACTTGGCGTTAAACTATGTTCATACTTGGTTGGAAACGGAAAATAAAAAGTTAAAGAGATTATTACAGGAATATGAGCATTATTTGAACAATGCTATGAGTGCTTGATTAGTTTAATTGTACCATCGCCCCCACAAGTTCCTTCTTTTTAATTACCCAAAGTATTCATTCACTCTATGTGTATGAATACGCAACTCACAGAAATCATGCGCCTTATCACCAACCTGATCCGCACCGGCACCGTGACCGAAGTGGACCGGGAAAACTGGCTGTGCCGGGTGAAAGTCGGCGAACTCGAAACCAACTGGATTAACTGGCTGACGCTGCGCGCCGGTGGTGCACGCACATGGTGGTGCCCGTCACCGGATGAGCAGGTGGTGGTGCTGAGCATGGGCGGCAATCTCGAAACTGCGTTTGCGCTGCCCGCTATCTACTCCAGTGAATTTGCGCCGCCGTCGGATTCCGTGGACGGCAGCGTGACGCAGCACCCGGATGGGGGCTGGTTTGAGTATGAACCCGCCACCGGGCGCTGGCTCGTCAAAGGCATCAAAACCATGGTGATCGAGGCGGCCAACAATATCACCTTCAAAACAGCTGAGTTTGTGGTGGAGGCCGACACCACGCGCATCAACAGCGAGGTGGTGATCAACGGCGGAGTCACCCAGGGCGGCGGCGCGATGAGTTCCAACGGGATCGTGGTGGATGACCATATGCACGACAAAGTTAAATCAGGCGGCGACACGTCGGGAGGTCCGGTATGACGCTGTATCTCGGCATGAGTCAAAGCAACGGCAAAGCCATCACGGACGCAGACCATTTGCGCCAGTCGGTGCGCGATATTCTGCTGACGCCGCAGGGCAGCCGCATTGCCCGGCGGGAATACGGCTCCCTGTTATCCGTCCTGATTGACCAGCCGCAGAACCCGGCACTGCGCCTGCAGATCATGTCGGCGGTGTATATGGCACTGAACCGCTGGGAGCCGCGTCTGACACTGGACTCCATCACCATCAGCAGCAATTTTGACGGCTCCATGCTGGTTGACCTTACCGGGCAGCGCAACAACGGCGCGCCGGTTTCCCTTTCCGTATCAACAGGAGCAGACAATGGCGGTCATTGACCTTTCCCAGCTCCCCGCGCCGCAGATTGTGGACGTGCCGGATTTTGAGACGCTGCTGGCGGAGCGCAAGGCCGCTTTTGTGGCGCTCTATCCGGCGGACGAGCAGGCTGCAGTAGCGCGCACGCTGGCGCTCGAATCTGAACCCATCACCAAACAACTGCAGGAAAGTACCTACCGCGAAGTTCTGTTGCGCCAGCGCATCAACGAGGCCGCGCAGGCGGTCATGGTGGCGTATGCCCTCGGCGGCGATCTGGAGCAACTGGCCGCCAACTACAACGTGAAGCGCCTGACGGTAACGCCTGCCGATACCGACGCCGTGCCGCCGGTTGCTGCCGTGATGGAAAGTGACGAGGCGCTGCGTCTGCGTGTTCCCGCTGCATTTGAGGGGCTGTCCGTTGCGGGGCCGACGGCGGCCTATGAGTTTCACGCCAGAAGTGCAGACGGGCGCGTGGCGGATGCCAGCGCAACCAGCCCGGCACCGGCGGAGGTCGTGCTGACTGTACTGAGCCGTGAGGGTGATGGAACGGCAGGTGATGACTTGCTGGCCGTGGTTGAAAAGGCGCTGAACAGCGAGAGCGTGCGCCCGGTGGCGGATCGCCTGACGGTGCGCAGCGCCGAAATTATCCCGTACAGCGTGGATGCCACCATTTTTCTCTATCCGGGACCGGAAGCCGAGCCGGTGATGGCGGCCGCAATAGCCAGCCTGCAGAAGTACATCGCCAGTCAGACGCGACTCGGGCGGGATATCCGTCGCAGTGCTCTGTATGCCGCGCTGCATGTCGAAGGCGTGCAGCGTGTCGAGCTGGCTTCTCCGCTGGCTGATGTGGTGCTGGACAAAACGCAGGCCGCCTCCTGCACGGAGTGGAATGTGACCAACGGGGGCACGGATGAATAGCCTGCTGCCGCCTGGCTCATCGCCGCTTGAGCGCCGACTGGCGCAGAGCTGCAGCGGTATTTCCGGGCTTGAAGTGCCGCTGCGTGACCTGTGGAACCCGGCAACCTGTCCGGTCAGTTTCCTGCCGTATCTGGCGTGGGCGTTTTCCGTGGACCGCTGGGACGAGAGCTGGACGGAGAGCGTCAAGCGCCGGGTGGTACAGGATGCGTTCTATATTCATCAGCACAAAGGCACAACCAGCGCCGTGCGTCGGGTGGTGGAGCCGTTCGGCTTCCTGATCCGCATTGTCGAATGGTGGCAGACCGGCGAGCAACCGGGCACGTTCCGCCTGGATATCGGCGTGCAGGACCAGGGCATCACAGAAGAAACCTATCTGGAGCTGGAGCGCCTCATCAGCGACGCCAAACCCTGCAGCCGTCATCTGATCGGCATGTCCATCAACCTGCAGACCAGCGGGCCATATTTTGTCGGCGCAGCCACCTACACCGGCGAAGAAATCACGATTTACCCGTATATCAACGACACCATTATTTTCGGCGGCACCGCTTACGAGGGCGGGGCGGTCCACGTTATTGACACAGTGAGAGTGAATCCATGAGCGCAAAATTTTACACCCTGCTGACGGAGATCGGCGCAGCGAAACTGGCCAGCGCCGCAGCGCTCGGCGTCCCGCTGAAAATTACCCAGATGGCGGTGGGCGACGGGGGCGGTGTACTCCCCACACCCAGCGCGCAGCAGACGAAACTGATTGCTGAAAAGCGCCGGGCCGATCTCAATATGCTGTACATCGACCCGCAAAACAGCAGCCAGATTATTGCGGAGCAGGTGATCCCCGAAACTGAGGGCGGGTGGTGGATTCGGGAAGTCGGACTGTTTGATGACACAGGTGCGTTGATTGCCGTGGGCAACTGCCCGGAGAGCTACAAGCCGCAGCTGGCGGAGGGGAGCGGGCGCACGCAGACCGTGCGCATGGTGCTGATTACCAGCAGCACCGAAACCATCACCCTGAAAATTGACCCTGCCGTGGTGCTGGCAACGCGCAAGTATGTTGACGACAAGGTGCTGGAGCTGAAGGTTTACGTCGATGATCAGATGGTGAAACACCTAGCTGCAGTCGATCCGCATTCGCAGTATGCCCCGAAAGAGAGTCCAACCCTGACGGGCACGCCCAAAACGCCAACCGCGCCAGCGGGAACGAACAGTACCCAGATTGCCAGCACGGCATTTGTGCAGGCGGTGGTGGCGGTACTTAATAACGCGCTGGCACTGAAAGCACCGCTGGCAAATCCTGCCCTGACGGGAACGCCGACGGCCCCCACTGCAGCGCAGACCGCTAACAACACGCAGATTGCCACAACGGCTTTTGTGAAATCAGCGCTGGCGGCTCTGGTGGGTTCATCCCCGGCGGCGCTGGATACGCTGAACGAGCTGGCGGCAGCCCTGGGCAACGACCCAAACTTTGCCACAACGATGACTAATGCCCTGGCAGGGAAGCAGCCGCTGGACAATACCCTGACGGCATTAAGCGGGAAAAATGTTTCGGGTTTATTGCAGTATCTGGGCCTGGGAGAGGCGAAGTTTGTTACCAGCCGTGGAAGGAATGCAAATGGTGGCTGGATTATTTGGTCAGACGGGGCCATTGAATTATATGGGATGAGTGGAGTTCATAACGCCGGGAAAGCCACCATTACGTATCCAATCGCACTACCTGAACTTTCACGATATATCAGTATTGCTGAGCGTATAGCGAGTGACAGAAGTGCTAATGCGCTTCATGTCTCAATGATTATTGATAATGAAGTGACTGCCTCGGGCTTTACCGCTCGTTGCCAGCTGTATGATGGCTCTGCATCATCAAACTCTTTTTCATGGAGGGTACTCTATGCGCCTGTTTAATCCCGTCACGATGACAGAGGTTTTGCCTGGCTTTCATGATATTACCGGTGCGATTGAGCTGCCGGAAGATAACTGGTTTTTCGTCA